AAGTGCAGAGATCGCTCGTAAGTTTGAGTGTGCGAGAACCACAGTCTCTTCCATCGTGAACTATCGCCATCGTGTTGAGGCTCCTGCTGGTAGTAACCTGGTATTTGAGTAGCGACAGATAACTTGCTGGTGCGGTGCTACTTTGGCTGAATGGCAAAAGTAGGCAGACCAACCAAATACCGTAAAGAGATGGGACAGCGCGTCATTGAGATGATGCGTGAGGGCGCCAGTAAGCTGGAAGTCTGTGCCGATCTCGATATTGGATACGACGCATTTCTCTCCTATCAGGAGCGTCACCCTGAGTTTTACGAATCCGTAAAAAGGGGAGAGGATCTCTCAGAGGCGTGGTGGACACGGCTAGGGCGAGAGGGCGCAACGGGTGAGAACCAAGACGCTAATGCGACTTTCTTCATTTTCAATATGAAAAATCGCTTCGGCTGGTCGGACCGACGTGATGTTCACCAGACTGGTGACGTGAACATCACCGTCAGCACTGGGATTGATCGTGCTCCAGGCGACGACTAACAATGTGGATACCGGCTATCGGCCACATCGCTATCAGGGAGAGATCCATCGAAACCTGAAGCGGTTCTCGGTGCTGGTTTGCCATCGGCGTTTTGGCAAGACCTACCTAGCAATCAACGCGCTGATCGATGCTGCTCTACGCTTCCAGGGAAATGATGGACGCTTCGCGTACATCGCGCCTTACCTCAAGCAGTCGAAGCAGGTTTCCTGGGATTACTTGAAACGCTTTGCACTGACCATCCCTGGTACGCAGGCCAATGAGTCTGAACTCTCCATCAATTTCCCAAACGGATGCCGTGTCCGGCTCTATGGGTCAGACAACGGAGAGGCGATGCGTGGACTCTATTTCGACGGTGTTGTTGCGGATGAGGTCGCTGACATGCGGCCTGAGACCTGGCCAGAGATTGTCCGTCCTGCATTGGCAGATCGTAAGGGGTGGTGTCTTTTCATCGGAACGCCGAAAGGCATGAACCAATTCCACGACCTCTACCAGCATGCGTTGAATGATGAGAACTGGTACTCAGGGATGTTTCGGGTTGATGAGACCGATGTGCTGGATGCCGATGAGTTGGAGCTGGCAAAGTCCACCATGACCGATAACCAGTACCGTCAGGAGTTCCTCTGTGACTTCGGTGCAAGCGTCGACAATGCGCTGATCACCATCGACAAGGTCTCTGATGCAGCGAAGCTGGTCCGCACTGAGGGTGACGTCGCCGGTTCACCGCGCATCCTCGGTGTGGATGTGGCGCGCTATGGTGATGACCGCAGTGTCATTCAGAAGCGCCAGGGGCTAGTGGCTTATGAGCCAACGGTCTTCCAAGATATCGACAACATGGCACTAGCGGGTCAGGTGGTGCAGACCATTACTGAGTGGAAACCTGACGCGGTCTTCATTGATGCAGGACGTGGGGAGGGGGTCATCGATCGTCTCCGTCAGCTCGGCTACTTCGTTACTGAGGTGAACTTCGGAGGCAAACCCACCAATCCTCGCTACCACAACAAGCGCAGTGAGATTTGGGATGGCATCCGCATCTGGCTTGATGAGGGCGGGGCGATACCTAACAACACGGAACTGAAGACAGACCTCTGCATCCCAACCTACAAGTTTGATGCAGGCAACCGGCTACAGCTTGAGACCAAAGACGAGATAAAGAAGCGCGGTATGCGATCCCCTGACCTGGGGGATGCATTGGCGCTGACCTTCGCCCATCCCGTTGCACCGAGAGGCATTGGCCTCAACGGCACACCGGTCGCAGGTGAGATGCAATCTGAGTATGACCCATTCAACTGACAGGAGATAACTATGTGCGTTTTCAGCACACCTAAACCACCAGCACCACCGCCACCTCCACCACCACCGAAGGAGGCGCCACGCCCTGCTGATCCTGCGACTAAGGCTGCACGTCAGACGATGCAGAAGCAGTTGTCACAGCAGCAGGGGCGTAAGTCTACGATCCTCACAGGTGCGAGAGGGGATCTCTCTGAGGCAACCACCGAGAAGAAGACACTGCTGGGGTCCTAATGTCTGAGTCTGTTCGTAGTCGATATAACCGCCGTTGGGGCGACATCAAGGATGAACGCTCTAGCTACTTTGGTCACTGGCAGGAGCTGTCTGAGTACATTCTTCCGCGCCGTGGCCGCTTCCTCACGTCTAAGCGAAACGATGGCTCGAAGAAGAACAAGAAGATTATCGACTCGACAGCAACGATGGCGGTGAGGACGCTGTCAGCGGGAATGATGTCAGGCATCACCTCTCCAGCCAGGCCCTGGTTTAGGCTGACGACTCAAGACCGTCAGATGATGGAGTCTGCTGAGGTCAAAAGCTGGATGTTTGAGGTTGAGAAGCGAATGATGGAGGTCTTCTCACGCTCCAATCTCTACAACTCGCTGCAAACAGTTTACGAAGAGATGTCCGTCTTTGGCACCGGCGCCATGCTGGTGCAGGAGGACTACAACGATGTGATCCGCTGCTACCCATTCACCGTGGGTGAGTATGGTCTAGCACTCTCTGATCGCCTCGATGTCGATACCTTCTATCGTGAGTTTCAGCTCACCGTGAACCAGGTGGTCGAGCAGTTTGGTATAGAGCAGTGCAGCGATGAGGTGGCTGCGATGTTCCGCAACGGGCAGTTGGATAAATGGGTGGAAATCATCCATCTGATCGAACCCAACAGCTCCCGTGACCCCTCAATGGCGGATAACAGCAATATGCCATTTACCTCTCGCTACTATGAGAAGGGCGGACGTGATGACCGCTTCCTGTCGGTGAGTGGCTATGAAGAGTTTCCGGTGATGGCCCCTCGTTGGCATGTCACTGGGGTAGATATCTACGGCCGATCACCAGCAATGGACGTGCTGGGAGACGTTAAGGCGCTGCAGATTGAGCAGAAGCGAAAGGCGCAGGGCGTCGACAAAATGGTCAATCCACCGATGCAGGCACCCTCTGCATTGAGAGGACAGACCGCGACAGTACTCCCTGGTGGGGTGACCTATGTGGACACAGCGCAGGGTAACCAGGGTGGTTTCCGTCCCGCCTATGAGGTGAATCCTCGACTGGGTGAACTGCAGCAGGACATCATCGAGACACAGGATCGCATCCGTCAGGGATTCTATGCAGACCTGTTCCAGATGCTGACCATGTCATCACGTCGGCAGATTACTGCCCGTGAGATCGATGAGCGCCATGAAGAGAAGTTATTGATGCTCGGCCCAGTGCTTGAGCGTCTACATAATGAGCTGCTCGATCCTCTGATTGATCGCACCTTCAACATCATGGTCCGCAATGGGATGGTGCCGCCACCCCCTGAGGATCTCAGCGGTATGGAGATCAAGGTCGAGTACATCTCAGTGATGGCTCAGGCGCAGCGTGCAATCGGCACTGGGGCGATTGAGCGATTGGCTGGCTTTGTTGGCAACCTGGCAGCAGCGAAGCCGGAGGTGCTGGATAAGTTCGATGCCGATCAGTCAGTCGATGAGTATGCGGAGATGCTGGGTGTGCCACCTAAGGTCGTGGTGGCGGATGAAAATGTAGAAGAGATCCGTGCCCAGCGCGCCCAGCAGATGCAGCAACAGCAGATGATGGATCAGATGGGGCAGGGTGCCCAGGCGGCTAAGGTGCTATCCGAGGCCGACACCGGCAGTGAGAACTTGTTAGGTGATCTGCTTGGTGGGATGGGATGATAGACAATTCAGAAGGTATCAGGATTAATGCCAGACTTTTTTAGGGCATCATCACGATGTAGATCAATGAATTTACGACGTTCTTTGTTATCAATTTCTGCATATTCCCAGTAGTCCTCAAAATAATCAACGGTCAGAAGACTGCTAGATTTTGACACCCAATCTTTATCATCTTTCGCGTTTGATGAACAAATAACCTCTATACATCTACCTAATCCTTGTTTGCCGCCTATGTATTTTGGAACGGTGTATCCCTCACATAACCTAGTGGACTTTATCCAGGAAATGGGCGCTGAGTTTGGGATCACTGTGAGTGTTGGGTATTTACGTTTAATCTTATCGATAATCAGAAGATAGTCATCATAACAGCCAGGTAGCGTGCTTTTTGGCTTAGGTGGATAGGCGTCGCTTGCTCCAAATGATTTCACCTTGTGAGTAATCGGTGTGAATTTGATATGTTTAGAGGTCCAACTTTCTTTTGAGCCGGGTATTGAAAGTGCCCTCCATACGCCAATATCCATGGGGCGTAGACCTTCACGAGGTTTGAATCCTTGTGCTGAGACCTCTTCAGGGGTTGAGTCAAAAGACAACCCTAGCCCCTTAAAGATTACTTGTTGATGCTTTGGTTCTTGGATTGCATCAATCGGCTTGTCTGTTGTTCGCATCAATTTTACTGAATTACCTGTTGGCTGGCATGCTGTAAGAACGATTAGTAAGGATGCTGATAAGATGGTGTATGCTGGTAGTCTCATTATTTAGTGCCTCTCCTCACTCACCGCTTCATCATCCCACCAACCATTCTCCACAATAGCCTTGAAGCGTTCCTCCAACACTGAGTTGTACTTGGCGTAGAACACAGTCCCAGTCTTGGTGATGCGCCCACGTAGCAAGGTGGTGTTAGGGTCTATGTCGACCTCTGCGGTGAAACCTTGGTGGTGAAGCCTACCCATCTACCAACATCTACCAACCCTCAGTAATAATCAAAAGCCCAACCACCTGTTACAGTGGCTGGGCGGGTTTGCCGCTTACTCTTTACAGAGTTTATACGCTTGCTCTGCTGTCAGACTGTAGCCATTTCCTGCAACAATCGTATTGAACATACGATCAACAAGCATATAGCCACCTTCATTAGCAGTGGTTCCTAGATCACTGGTCTTCCGGCTCTTACAAGCCTTCAGTCCAGCACGAGTCGCCGCAGAGCGTAGCTTTGCGTCAGATACAGCTTTTATAAGATTTTTCATCTTATTTCTCCCTTACACTAGAAGGGTTAATAAAATGGACCCTATTCGGACACCACCTAGTGTCCTCCTTGCTGCACTTCTCTGCGTGTCACTGCGTATCCTCGCACTAAAGTTAGGTACGGTGACAGGGCAAACAGGTACACCCAATCTGACTATAGGCCAGCCAGACTCAATCTCAAACTCTTATGTTGTTACAAATTGTTACAGAAGGCCCATGCTCACCAACTATAGCACTCGTTTACGGCAACAAACTGTAATACAGATTTTTCACAGTAGTTGCGCTGGAGTCATGACTACAATCACGATATGACAAGGCTTTTATACGCACTTCAGGCACTGCTGCTAGCTTCATCAGTTCATGCAGCAGATGATCCGGTCTATTTCTATCAAGGCACGCCAATTTCACCTCATGTGTTTAAAGAGTTTGTGCCGTGGTTATCAGATACAAATGACAGCCCAACAGTGAGCATAGATCTTGGAAATTCAGCCAATGCTACGAATGAGTACTTTGGTGAGGTGGAGCAATTGGACGACCATAAATACTGCTCCGATAATAGTCCATCCTATATAAATCCAGAGAGTTCAACTGGCTGGACTTGCTACCAGTGGGATGGAGGTTTCGGTGAGGGCATGCATCTCTTCACCGTCTTCAGTAACGGAGGAGGAACACTCTCAATAGTGCGTCAGTTGCTGATCAAGTTTCATAAAGATGAGGGTATGGATCTCGAGAGCCGGAAGACCTACGACAGAGATCTTATGACGCTTATGGGTACTTATGCAGCTTATGGGGGTAAGGCCCGATTGAGTGCCGATCGCAATTAATCGCACCAACTCTTCTTCTTACCTTTCCCTTTCAGGTAAACATGCGCCAGCCCTTGGTCTAGCAATATATAAGAAAGGTTTTGCTCTCCAACATATACGTCAGCCGCGATTCGGAAGTACTTTCCTCGGCTGATATTTCTGAGTTCGATTGACTGAGCGCCGGACAGAAACTTCTCTACAACACCTTTTGCCTGAAGGCCAAGTTCCAGCTCATTTTGGCACTTGTAGCCATAGCGCCCTTTGCTGATCTCAGGTGTGTTGATGTCTCTGACCCTGATGTTGATGCGCTCACCAAGCAATGGATGGACGGAATCAATAGAGACTTTAATGGTGTCTCCATCAATTACTTGATGCAGCTGTGATACTTGGAGAGAGCCAAATGTTTGTGCAGCGCTAGCTAGGGTAGGGAGCATTCCAAGTATGATCAGCATTGCTAGTTTCTTCATATCACTATTCTCGTGTTTTACCAGTATCTAGTGGATGCTGATTCATGATTGGGAAATAAGCTAAAAGCCAGTGGCTGACCCCAATAAGAACTTCATTTTTCCGTCACCATCTGGCATGCAGACTACATACCCACCTGATGCGTCCACGCTATCTGCTAATTTAACAGTGAGGCCAGAATTATCTTTTTTGGTGAATACATGGGCGAACTTGCTGGCATCAATCCCCTCATCTTTTGCAGCCCTAAAGCATTCATGAGCAGCCATGTGTTGGTGTTCAGGCACAGGGGAATACTGTATATGTGTGACTGTAGAAACTATTACGATCCACACTGTCAGCAGGATCAGCATCAGAAATTTCTTCATGTTAGCTTCCTCATTGATAGTCCACCCGTTCCTTGAGGCCCTTACCAGGCTTGAAGTGGGGTTTGTAGCAATCAGGGATCTCCACTGATTCCCCAGTCTTGGGGTTGCGACCAGTGCGGCCTTTGCGGAAGCGCAGGTCGAATGCACCAAAGCCACGGATCTCAATACGCTCACCACGGCCCATTGTCTCAATCATCTTGTCGATGATGATGTTGACCGCTGCCTCAGTGTCCTCCAGTGAGAGGTTGTTGTTCTTGAGGTAGAT